CGTCGGAAATGTTCCAAGGACCAGAGGAAATGTCTTCAACAGCCTCATCAGCAAGTTCTATAATTCGTTCGTTCATTCTTCAGCCCCAATCCTTCTTGTCGCCAAACGATTCATTGTCGTTGAAGCCTGCGGTGTAGGCAGTGATCTCAGCGGCAGTCATGTTCTCCATCTCTACACGAGGCGTCACTGCGGTATCGCCTTCGTAGTAGTGTGGATGGTATCCACGACTGTAGTAACTGTCGGCACTGCCGCGATCATATGGGCCACCATGCCGTGGGTCATAGTTAGGTTGGCTGGTGTGTTTACCTTCAATTGCGTCCATGTATGATGCCATTGTCTGCTCCTAAAGTTGTATTATAACAGGATTGGAATATTCAGTCAACCGTTTTTAGTCAGCAAACCATTGGTCACTATCTCAATAACTCGGCTGGTGTCCGCCCGAGGCACAGACCGGCGAGTCTCTAGGGTCGAACGATCCTGGTTATCGTAATAGATGCGATTGGCCTTTGCAGCCTCAATAAGAATCAATGGGTTCTGCAACCAGCGACCTGTATCTCCTGCGGCCTTGAATCTAATGATGCCACTGCGTTCGTCAATATCAAAATCAAAGGCTGCATCATCATAGAAATAGTTGCCAATGAACATGTTCAAGTCAGTTACCCAGCCAGGATTGAAGTGGAACTGGTTACCAATGTTGCCCAGGCTCGTACCTGAGATCTCCCACAGGATCTGACAGATGTCGCGACCCAGTACTGCATTGGCACTGGCATCACGGCCGGAGTAAGCCATTTCATCGCTGTAGGCGATCAGATACTTGACCAGTTCAGCCACAGACGGATCTTGGTCGCAATACCCTTTCAACTCATCCAGTTGGATCTGTAGATAATCATGCGACTTTTTTGCGATTGTATCAAACATTATACAGTTTCCTATTACTTGAAATAACGATAGGGCAAGCCCATCAAGTAGCACAGGAACTCGTCGTCCCCATTTGAACCTTCTGCCTCGTGGATCCAACGCAGGGCCATAGCACGATTATGAGCACCGCAGGCCATGATGCTCTGCACTCGCATCTCAAAGGCATGTGCAGCCTCTTGCTCTTCGACCTTGCGTTCTTGCTCGTTCTTGCCAATCAAGTCCTGCAGGTAGTCAAACTCGGCTTCAAAGGTAGCCTCGTCCCAGTTGGATGTATCGATACCACGTGGGCGAAAGCCGTAGGCATCCTTGTGCATATCCCAGAAGATGCTGTGTAGTTCTTCCCAGCGGGTCATTGTATCTTGCATGGTCAATTCCTTTTTGCTGTGTATGTGTGTATTATAGCAGAACGGTGATTTCTGGTCAACCGTTCTGCTTGATGCGAACATCTGTGTTCAGTGCAGGTGCATACTGAGCAATAAGTTCACGTTCTAACTTATGTGCAACATCTTTACCACGCACAATGTCAACAATAGTTGACACAATATTGTCAGCACCTGCGGCACGAATTGCTTCGTACAAGCGCCATGATTTGGCTTCAGTGCGCGAGCGATAGATATGCTTGTTCACACGGCTACGCAGGCTCATAGGCACTGTGCGCTGAGTCTTGGCAGTGATGCCGATGTAGAACTCTGTACCGATATGCAGAGCATATACGATATGAGTGCGATCAACACGCTTTTTACGAGTGGCTTTTTTTGCTTCCATACACGTATTATAGCCGATCTTGAGATTTTGGTCAACCGTTTTTGCCGCAAAAAAGTGGTGTTTTTTGTTGTTTTTTTACAACACTTGGGCTGTGGGTTTTTTACAACACACTATATTATCGGATATTATCTCGATATTATCGGAATATTATCGGATATTATCAGAATATTATCGGAGATAATATTTAGGCTGAGCCATTGGTGAGTAATTCAATTATTATATTATCTTTGAATTTAGATAATCTAGTTTGAAATTGATAGCAGTTTTCAGTTATTTCAGTTAAGTCCGTGCCCCACAACATATTACGGCGCAGTAATTCTGCCCAATTAGATAACTGATCTTTTTCGTACTGAATATCCAAGGCATGATTTCGTGGTTTTGCAACTTTGTAACGATTCCATTCGTTGAGCAATTCCCTCGCAGTTGCTTTGGGATCTGTCATGCCAATCTCCTTGTGTTGCAATTATATATGAGTATTAGCTGGCCGATGCTCATAAAAATAGGCCCTTTAGGGCCTATTTTGATTTGAAAAACTAGATTAGAAATTGTATTCTACGCCAGCGCCAAATTGTGTAACATCGGATGCAGAACCTGCCACATCAACGGCGCTCCAACGAGCATGCAAAGTCAATGCCTTGCTCATTGCATAAGCAGCGCCTACTGCTTTGCCAGTTGTACCATTTGAGTTTTCACCATAGCTGGCCAACAAACTCAATTGTGCGCCAACGCCTTGGCTTACACCAATGCTCTTGCCTGTGGTGCTCACACCAGACACTTTGTCATCGCTGTAGATACCATACACAGTGGTCTTGGTAGAGGCCAAGGTGTACTTTACACCACCAATGGTACTGGTGCTGGTGGTACCGTTATCATACATGGCCACTGTGGCTGCTAGAGGACCGTTGCTGTAGTTGATGCTGCCAGCTTGTGTATTGGAAACATTTGCTGTTTCACTGTTGCTGAGTTGGTATGTTGCACTCACGCCCATCACAGGTGCTGTGGTCACAAAAATAGCATTTTGCAAACGTGAACCTTGTGAGCTATGGATACTTGAGGTCAAAGTGCCATAAGCATTTTCCATGGCGTCAAAGTTGTCCAATGCACGAGTCACTGCGTGTTTGTCACGACCCAAGCCCACGGTACCTAAACTGTGGCTGAGATTGAACAAAGTGGTACGGTCGCCCAAAGTGGTAGCACCTGGGGCATCAGCACCAACGCCTGTTTCAACAATGGCAGCGGCTGTGAAACCATTGCCTACATCAGCAGTGGCCTTGATTCCGATACGGCTGGTATCGTTGGTCAAGCGGGTCAGTGCATCAGCAGTGCCCAATTTGTACGATTCTTCGTACATGCGAGCTTTGCCATACACGCTGACTTGCGGTGCCGATTGTGCTAAAACGGCCGAAGTGGCAACTGCCAAGGCCAATACTGTTACTAATTTCTTCATGAAGTCTCCTTAAATTTTGAAGTAGCTAATTGTAGCATGATTGATATAGAAATGTCAATTGCCACAGAATAATATTTAAGCTGATATGCTCAGACCCAGGTATTTTCCTGGGATTTTGGGTGTTTATTGCACCGGAACCACCGCAGGCACCGGTGTAATTGGTGGATTTGCTGGTATATGATTGGCACCAAACAATCCTGCAGATTGATACGAAACTTGATTGCGAGCTTCACGCATGGCACCAATTATGGCCTGTCCTCCCACAATGGTGGTATCGGCTATATTTCCTAAAAATTCAGCTGCTTGACAAGCATCTGTCAACACAGCATAAGATGGCAAGGCCTGAACAAATGCCATCACACTGGTTTGTTCGCCAGCCAACAAATCGAAATAATTTATACCAGCACGAGTTTGAAAGGCTTTTTCAGAACTCAACGAACTGGCTATACTGTTCCAGGCTGTGTTCATTGCGGTGGTCTGAGTGGGCCAGGCAGCAATCACAGAATCCAAGGCTGTGTTGGCCAGTGGTATCAAAGTTTGCAGTGCTAGGTCGCCACCATAATATGGAAACGCATTGGCATAGGTTCCAGCACCTGCACCTGGCGGCACTGTCACACTCACTGCAGGATTGCCATAGGTGCTGTTGCATACGTTCTGTATTCTTTGATAGATATCTAACAAAGTGTTGTAACTGGCAGATCCCACAATTGCAGTCAATGCTGTGCTGGCTGTGTTGAGATAGGTATCAAGTCCGTTGTAGTTGATAGCAGTTCCCAACACATCACACACAGTGATGGCACCATTAGGACCAGTGCCTGTGGCTATGCTGGTGTCAAAGAATGTGGTCACCGAGGCCGGCACTGGTGTGGTCAATGCAGTAATGTCAGTCAATCCTGACATGGTACTTTGACCTCCCAGTGTGGTTGGCAACCAATAGCTGGTGTTGTTGATATTGATACCAGCAGGAACATCTTGTTGTGCTCGATAAAATGTTGGTATGGGTGTGCCGTCAGCCACTAGATCATTGGCCAGGTAAGGTTGGGCTATGGACCATGGTCGATCTACAGATCCTTTCACTGCCTCTGACAATGACGGTAAATTGGTGGCTGCTATGTTGGGAATTTGTTGTAATGCCACTTGTATGGCCTTGTTGGCCACTGCATCACCAGGTGGTATGATTTTGCCCAACTCGTCACAGCCTGATGCAGTAGGCAAGTAAGAGTTGACTATGGGTTGAATTGCAGAATTCACGCTGCCATTGGCATTGAATATTGGAACTGGTCCAGTCGGGCTGGGGGTTTGAAGTGTGAGATAACTTAGAGGAAATGTCTTTTTGGGATCTAGTAGATCACTCAATGAATTTATGTTGGGTGTGGTCACATCCAATATGCTCAATATCTGTGCAAGGTCGTCCCCAGATACCATGGTCATGGCATTGTAGGCCTGCAATTGCAATTGATCAAATTCATTGTTGGTGATTCCATCTGGATTGAGCAAACCCACTCGATTGTTGCTCACAAGGTTCTGAATGTCACTGGCAGTCAGTCCCACTGCTGTCAATGCATTTTGAATAGCTGGTACTGTGGCATTGGAGATGCCGGCCACAGCACTGATTTGTTGCAGCAGTCCGGCTGGTGTGCCATACAGTTCTAAATTATTCAAATTGGTCAATTGCCCTTGTCGGGCCAAATCTGTTGCAAACGGGCTCAGGTCAGAATTGACTGTGGTAATATCTGCAGTGGTCAAACTGTTCATGCTGCTGAAACTGGGGCCAAGATAAGTTGGGGCATTGACTGCGGTATTGATATAATCGTTGGTACTGGAAATGAATGCTTGTACTGCCATGAAACCTTGTGCAAATCTGCCACTATCGCCATACCCCAAATAGTAATTGGCAGTTTGTGAAACCAACCCAGTCATGCCAGAGGGATTGGCCACTGGTGTCAATGTGGTATATGCGGCCGGTATGCTGTTGCCCAGAGCAGCGCATCCTGTTCCTGTTCCACGTATGGTTTCAAGGCTGGTTAGAGTAGCAGCTGAACACCAAGTGGTGCCAGCTGCATTGTTGATGGCGCTGTTGATGGCCGAAATTATACTAAACGAATTGTATTGCGATATTGCAGAGGCCAATGCAGTAGGCAATGTTTTTAGTCCTTGATTGTTCAACAAGGCTGCTGATGCTGTGAGTTGCAGTGGAGTCAAAATGCTAGTGGACATTTTCAACCAACATTTACATTTTCACTGCCGCCGACTCTGGCATGTCCACAAGTGTCTGCATTGCCAGTCACATTGATTGGGCGGCCGCCAGCTCTGACGCTGGCAATGCCATTGGCTGTGACAGGAACATGTACTGGTCTTGAACTATGAGGACTAACTGGACTGCCATCCACTGACACAGCACGATTGTTGATCCGCACAGAATTGACTCCACTGGTAACTACTCCGCCAGCGGAATCACTGTCTCCTATGCGTTGTACTGCTGGCATGTTATCCTAGTATAATTTTTTTATCTGGTACTTTGATACCAGTGGTTGCTTCAATGTACTTCATTTTGACTGGGTCATCCGTAAGTGCATAAAGACTCACACTGGCAGTATTTAGCCGTAGTTTTTCGTCAGGATCCGCAGTAAACAAACTGGGCACAAGTCCCATGCCGTGTGGCCCAGGTGCCACACTGACTGGATGCTCAATGCTGATCCATTCATCATTGGATATTTCAGACACTTTGGCAATGAGTTCTTCGCCTGAGTTTAATTTAAAGGTATAAACTTGACCTGTGCTGAGAGATAATTTCATTTTAAACTTTCTGTATAACGTATTGATAATTTATTAAGCCAATGCGAATGTGTTTTTGAAACATGTTCACAAATGCATCAATGCTCATTTTTGGATGATCCAGTATGTCCGGAGACTCATTCCACAAGTAATCGTCAAATATCATGTAACCATCGCTTTTGAGCAGGCCAAACGCCATCACAGCATCAGCCAGCACAGCGTCTGAGCAATGGCTTCCATCCACGTATACCAGATCAAATTCTCTGCGGTCCACAATCAATTGTGCAAGACCGTGATAGCTCATCATGGGCATGACTTCCACTGTTTGTGTGGGCAATTTGGCAAGATTGGTATTGTGTTGATGTATCTGCTGAATGATTGTTTGTTCAGGCAATGCATCACGTGTGTAGGCATTCAATGGAGTGTTTCCAAAAGGATCTATACAGGTGATGGTGCCATCTGCAGCCAACATGTTTTGCAGCATCCAGCAGGTGCTGCGGCCTTCATGAGATCCAATTTCCAATATGGATTTCAATGGGGCTTCCATGTGACCTATCACAAACTCAAAATTTACCACTCCGTTTGAAAACCAATCTGCGGTAAAGAAATGTTTGGTTTCAAAGTCAGGAATGTTTTCTTTGAACCAATCGATACTGTCAGGTAAGACGTTTTCTGAGCTCATTGAACCCTCCTACTAGTTCTTCATCCAAGAAGATCTGTGGTACGGTGCGAGCATTTGGTACTGCTTCTAATAGTTGTTCACGTGTCCAATCATGGCTCACGTTGCGTTCTTCAAATTCAATGTTGCGTGATTTCAACAATGCTTTGGCTTGATCGCAGTAGGGGCATTGGTCTTTGGACCATACTATAGCTTTCATGTGTTTCCTTATAAGTTGGGCAGTTGATCGTAGTCAAGGCTGTCGCTCATGACTCCAATAACATAGTTAGTTGATTCGTTCTCTTGCAGTGCAGTTTGTTTCTTGCTGGTGTCCACATGTTTGTTGAACCACGGAATAGGTGTGCTTCTGGGCGCATTGCTTTGATACTTGATACCAATTTCTTTCAGTGCTGCCACTGCGGTGTAATCTACAAAATCTTTCAGCACTGCCGCATTCAATCCAATCACTGGTCCTTTGTTGAACAAATAATCAGCCCAGGCTTTTTCTTCACGAATAACATCCATGTACAATTCGTAGACTTCAGCTTCACATTCCGCTTTGGCTGCTGCAAAACGACTGTCTTCTTTGATCACCTGATTGATAATAAATGCAGTCCAGCCTTTGTGCAACAATTCATCTTGGAGAATCAAACTGATGATGTTGCCATTGCCAATGAAGATCTTGTTTTCTACCATGGCCAAGCTGGTGGCAAAACTCACCATGAAACGGAACGCTTCCAATGCATAGCTGGCATGCAAGGCCATCCATATGGCTCGGATGTGGCTTTCTTCCGACACAGTTTTTGGATTGATTTCTTTGAAACAATTCAATTCATGCAGTTTGTCGTAGTAGGTGCCCACGCTGCTGGCCATGTCTACAATTTCTTGTGTGTCGTGGATGGTGTTGAACACATCCTTGGGCACGTTGTAGATGTTGCGTATGATGTGGCTGTAGCTCTTGCTGTGTATGTTGGTCTCAAAGAATCCCCAATTGTACATCAACGATTCCAATTCAGGAATACTGCACACAGGGGTAAACACCTGTGTGGGCCCACGACCTTGCAAGCTGTCCAATGCAGTTTGTCTCAGCAGATTGCTGGTAAAGATGTGTCGCACAGCATCACTGGCATCTTTGAAATCTGTTGCGTCCTTTGTCAAACTGATTTCTTCTGGTTGCCAAAAGAATCCTCTTGCTGTTTCTTCAAACTTGGAGATCTTGGAATATTTTACTTCTTCAAATCGTTGAACAGTGACTGGACCTGCTGGGTCCAGAAACATCTTGCGATTTAGATAATCTGTTTTGGTGTTTAGGTTGTATTGTGCTTGGCTCATTTTATTACTTTGTTAATTATTTTTATACCGGCATAGGTTGTCAGTATGGTCAATACCATTTTGAATACTGTACCCCAGTCGGTGCTGTTGCTGAGTGTGAGTTTGATTGGCCCTGCTTCAATGGAGTCGGTGGTGGCTGCACCCCATTGCAAATAATAATAGTAGAGGTCCGTGATGCAACTCAAAAAACTCAAAGACATGAAAAGTACAAACATGCCAGTTGCAAATCCTTGCCAATAAATTCTTGTCATAATTTGCATGCCTCGCAGTCTTCTTCGCTATCAAAGTCAATTGGTTCTAACATTGTGGGTGCTATTTCGGCATCAGCTTTACTACCTTGTTTGTTGATCAAACTGTAGTAGAAAGTTTTAAGACCCCAAGCATGTGCCTGCATGAGATTTTTTGCAATCAATGTGATTGGTACTTTGCGATCCGTAAAGTGTGCTGGGTTGTAAAAAGTATTGGTACTGATGCTTTGGTCAACATAGGCTGCTAGTACCGCAGCAGTTTTCAAGTAGCCATCGCAGTCTTTCTGTTCCCACATCAATTGATAGTTCTTACGCACCCTGGCATTGTGATACTCTGGTACCACTTGAACAAACGATCCTGCTTTGCTTTCCTTTACTGAGATCAAGCTCATTGGCATTTCAATGCCGTTTGTGCTGTTGATGGCCACACTGCTGGACTCTACAGGTGCCACTGCCATCTGTGTGGCATTACGCACGCCATATTGTTTCATATTTGTACGCAGAGTTTCCCAGTCTAGTTCGGGTACAAAATCAGTGAGTTCATTTACACCGTCGGCCCGTAGTTCCCAAGGAAACACGCCTTGACCATAACGTGTGTGTTCACTACCCAAACAAGCACCACGTTCTTTGGCCAGCTCTACCGACGCCTCTGTTAGATAGAATGCTTGGTGTTCTGCCCAGCTCTTGACATCGTGTAGGGCATCTTTTTCGCCGTACTTGAGACCACGTTTGGCATGCCAATAGGCCAAGTTGGTTACACCAATGCCCAGTGGACGAATTTCGTCATTGCTTAATTTAGACTGGATGCTAAGAAAGTCTTGGTAATCCAGTATATTGTTAAGACTCCGATGTAGAATCCGGCAAGCACGCCGCATATCTTCTGGGTTACGGAAAGCTCCCCAATTGACACTACCCAGCGTACAGAGTGCAATTCGTCCTTCGGTATCGTCAAGTCTCTTGAATGATTTTGTTGGTAATAGTATTTCACAGCACAAGTTACTCTGATAAATGGTGTGGTAGTCTGGGTCAAACGGCCCTTGGTCCATCACGTTGTCGATGAACACTAGATATATACGTCCAGTGTCTGTTCGTTCTTTGAGAATACCACTTTTGAAAACTTCCTCAGCAGCCATGGTCTTTTTACGTAGATCTTTCTGCTTTTCGTATTTAACATACAGCTCTTCAAAAAGTTCAGTGTTTTTATAAAATGCTTCATACAAGTCTGGCACTTCGTTGGGATCAAAGAATGTTATGTTTTCTCGATTCTTGAAACGTCGCCAGAAGAAGGCGGAGAGGACCACTCCATAGTCCATGTGTCGAACGCGGGTCTCTTCTGTACCCTGGTTATTCTTAAGAACAATGAGATCGTCAAACTGATGATGCCAAATGGGATAAAAAACAGTAGCACTTGCATTTCTAATACCTCCTTGGCTGCAACTACGTAGGTCGCCAAACCATTTCTTTAAAAAAGGAATCATGCCAGTGTGCATGATTTCTCCACCACGTATGGGACTACCCAGTGGGCGAAGACGTCCTATCTCCAGACCAATGCCGGCACGTTTGCTGGCATACTTGGCCATCATTTCTCCACTAGCAAAAATACTGTCTAGATCATCATCCGAACGAATGAGTACGCAAGAGCTAAACTGTTTAGTAGGAGTACCAAGGCCAGCCAATACAGGAGTAGCAAGAGTAAAAAGTCCGTCGCTCGCAGCGTTGTAGTATTCTTTGATGTAGCGCATTCTTGCGCTGTTGGGTTCTTCTGAGTGAAAAACTGTCGCTGCTGCAACCATGTATCTAACTTGTGGAGTTTCATAAGTTTCCTTGGTGGCACGATTCTTCACCAGATATTTTTCAATCAATTGTTCAATTGCCGCATAGCTGAGATTTTCATCTTTCGAGTGATCAATCATGTCTTGCATGCGATTCCAGTCATCTTCTGAATACCATTCCAGTAATTCAGGAGTGTAAAGACCGGTTGTGACATTCTTCTTCACAATGTCATACAAGTGAGGAGGTTGATAAGTGCCGTAGACGTCTTTACGCAACATGCTGAGTCGTTGTTTGCCAGCCACATATTGATAGTTGGTGTGTCCTACATCGGGATTTGATTCCACATCTATTAGATCCACAATGGCTCTGAGTGTGACACCGTCGATTTCTCGTGTGCTGATACCATCATAAAAGTGCATTTGGGCTTTGATTTCCACCATGCTTTGACTGACATCTGCTATGCCTGAGCATACTTTGGCTATTTGTGCTTGCCATTTTTCTAATGCCAATGGCTCTCGCGTGCCATCACGCTTTTGTACTGTTGTAATTTTCATCGCTACCTTGTTTGTTGTTGTACTTGCTGCTGAGTCAAGCTGTGTCGGACTTGGTACAGTCCTGGATCAATATTTAACACGCGAGACTGGTCCCAATTCAATATATATTTCCCATTGGCGATCAGGACTAAATTATCAGTTCCTGTGTCGGTCAATACTGCATCTTGTAATTCTGGGTGATCTACCATAGCTATAGTATACAGTATTCCCAGGCCGCGAGCGACCGGACAGTAGACATTGTCACTCAATAGTTGCCAAGGATCAGGCCAGTCAGACTGATCATCCCAATGCAAGTGATATGCTGTCCAAGGTGCGCGAAACCACCATTGATTCACAGCTTCCGCAGCAGCGGGTGCAGATTGAGATTGAACAGTGTGCCTGAGTTGCTGCCAACTTTCAAGCCGCTGTGCAAAAGTTGGAAACCACATCAATTTAAATGTGTCACGCTGTATTTGATATTGCCGGCATATCCAGAATTGGTTGATGAGTAACTTACAGTGATGTTTCCGCCAGCTGATGCTTCAGCCGCACTCAATGTGATACCAGTGATACCATTTTCTATATAATCATCTGTGTACCCAAAGCCACCACCTGAACCGTATACCACAGTCATGCGTCCGTTTCTGGCAAATATATCTCTTGTGATGGTGTAATCCACACAAAATGATTTCATGATGCTGGTGTCTACTATGAACAATGTGGCTGAACTGTTGTTGGTCAATGTGTCGTTGATACCGTTGTCTCGTGCCCAGGTTCCTTGTGCCAATTGATTGGCTATGCTGTTGCTGGCTGCATTGCTTACATAGTAAGTGATACCACGATTGTTCATGCTCATCGCGGTGCTGTTGGTATTGCTCAGTGCAATACGAGCATACACGGTACTGTTGGCTGTGGTACGGGTAAACATGTCACCCACACTGATGTTGTTGTCACCAGAGATCAAAATTATGTTGCTGGCCGGAGAACCTATACCAGCAAAATGATTTCCTACATCGTAAAAAGTATTGTATGCGCTGGCATTCAATGAGCAGGCGCTGAACACAATGCCTTCTACATAGATATTGTCAAATGTGTTTTGTACTACACGCACACCCGAAGCATTGGTACTGAAATACAATCCTTGATACAGCGTGTCAAATGTGCTGTTGCTGTAGGTGATGCCTTGCACAGTTGCACTGGTGTAAGTACCATAGGTGCAGCCAGTGAATTTACAAGTGTCCATGATGATATTTTTACAAGCCGGCGATGTACCTGCATAGTTCACAGCATGAGTGTTGGCTGTGGTACCAGTAAGGGTACTGGTAGTTCCTGCACCTGAGAAGGTCACACCTGTGGCTGAACATTGTTGTGCATTTTGCCAAAGGAACGGATCATTGTCCTGGTCAGTGGCAAACGACATGTCGCGTATGGTAATGTACTGTGGTGTGGTTGCACCATTGGAACCCACGCTGACTCCGGTCTGTTGCAAACTGTCAGCTGTGCTTGCTGCACATGTAGGCAATGTTGTTGCTGCGCCGGTATTGATGTTGCCCCAATAGTATTGGCCTCCAGTGGTACTGCCAAGACTTGTGCCTACTGGTACATCAAAATTAGATCGGTAAAAACTGCCCGAGTTGCTGACCAACACTCCTGCTGGATAAGCAACTGAACTGGTCCACTGTAACACAGAAAATTTAATAATGCTGGAATTGGATCCTTCACCATACAACAATGCATAAGGTGGAATGGCAATGGTATCTGTGACAATGTAAGTGCCAGCCGGGAAGAACAAACTGCGACGAATAGCTGTGTTGGATTCTCTACAGTACAATTGATACAATGCACGGTTGATAGCGGCGGTGTCGTCTGTGACTCCGTCGCCCATGGCGCCAAAATCAGTGACCACAGCATAGCTGTCAAGACGTTCCTGAATGCTCTGTGATACTGGTGAACTAGCACTAGCTCCAGTTTGCACAGTATATCCGGCTGCGGCACCTTGATAAGTGTAAGCAGTGGTAAAAGACAGTATATCAGAAAATTCTGTTAATACTTCGGTGTTTCCTACAACTGGGGCACCATCTTCAATTGTGCCGTTACCAATAAACAATCGGCGTTCGTCAGTGGCCCAGCCAAGTTCTGCGCCGGCCAGCGGTTGTGGTAGGTCTATTGTTAGACCTTTTCGTTGGGTTATTCTTGAAATTTGTACAATTGCCACGATGTGATTCCTTGAGGTATTACATATTTAGCAGATAGTACTGTTCCACCTTTTTCCACCACAAGTCCCGATAACGGTCAAATTCCTGCCCTTCCAGCACAAATTCCTGATACACAGGTGGGCTAATGATGTTGTGCATGGGATCAACATCAGGTTTCACACACATCAGTATCACACCCTTGCGTATTTTTGTGCCGTGCAATTCGTTATGTGCTTCTGCATAAGCACACAGTTGCACAAAATAATCATCAATCCATTCGCGTTTTTTGGGCTTGTTGGTCTGTTTGTAGTCCAAGATTGATTCTTCGTTTAGGTGTATACCAGCACCGTCTGTAGTGCCTGCATACACACTGGGAAAATACAGCGGTACTTCAATGCCCCAAAATTCCGTGACATTTTTAAGCCCTTTGTCAATTACAGTTTGGGCCATTTCGTGGCTGGCCCAAGAATAAGGATTTGATCCACGTTCTTTCATCACACCTGTTTTAACATAATCTTCAAGATAGGTATGCATCCTGGTGCCACGATTGGCAGCTTCTGTGGTTATTTGTTGTGCTTTTTCTGCACCCACAGCACGCCGCCAATTGTGTAGTGCTGCCTTGCTAGCTTCACTCTTGGTCCGGTCCAAGATCGTGGTCACTGATGGCAAGTTGTTGCCATCGGGTGTGGCATAGAATCGTTTGCCCTCTATTGTGACTCTGGGAATGGGTTGATAATTGAATCGTGGATTGTACAAGTTAAACTCTAAAACTGATGCCGCAACCACATCGGTCACGTTCATTGGGATTTTGAAATTCAAATCCTTCGTTGAGGCCCTGGCGAACATAATCTATGGTCATGCCATCAAGATATACTTCGTGCTTCTTGTCCACTATCACAGAGAAACCAGGTTGTGTGTAGTTGATCATGCTGTCAAGGTCTGAGGGGTAAGCATCAATATATTCTAGCACATAAGCCAAGCCTGAGCAACCAGTGGTTTTTACGCCCAGTCGTATACCTGTGCCACCACGTTTTTTCAATAACAGTTGGATTTTTTTACTGGCTGTTTCAGTGAACGAGATCATGCTTACTACGATAATCTGCTACTGCCGCTTTGATCGCATCTTCCGCAAGTATTGAACAATGAATCTTAACTGGAGGGAGGGCAAGCTCAGTAGCAATTTCGCTATTTTTGATCGCCGCTGCCTGCTCAAGTGTGCGGCCTTTGACCCATTCAGTAACAAGCGAACTTGACGCAATCGCTGAGCCGCAACCATACGTTTTAAACTTGGCATCTTGGATGATTCCATCTACTACCTTTATCTGCAACTTCATCACGTCACCACAAGCAGGTGCGCCTACCATACCAGTTCCGATGTTGTCTTCGTTTTTGTCAAAACTGCCCACATTGCGTGGATGTTCATAGTGATCAATTACTTTGTTTGAATAGGCCATTGCATTTTCCTTATGTTATATTATAAGGTATTTACTCACAACAAGCAATCCTTCTGGACTAACCCACTCGTTTTTTCTTCATGGCCGACTTGGCAGCAGCGGCCACTATGTCTTGTGCTCGATTGACCGGCATGGCTGGATCAGTTTCTTCGCCACCTTTGAATGTGATCACACCCGAGTTGGGATCCAGTGGTTCCAGCATGTTGCTCAGTGGAGGTTGTGCAATCAAGTCGCCGAGATTTTGTCTGTTAACGTTGATGCCTAGGCTTTGTGCCAGACTTATAAATGCGTCTTGACTGATTTCTTTTCGAGCGTTGGTGTCATCTGAACGACCAGCCAAAAAGGAAACCAGTCCCATCAGTTGATTTGGACTTGGAGTTGCCGATGCAGAGTCGTCAACTTCAAATATACGCATTATCTACGTGCTCGGCCTAGCGCAGCGCCGGCTGGAGGTGCTGGTGGTTCTTCTTCCTCAGGAGCTGGGGCTGCCAGACTCATATCGTCAGCAGCGGCACCCATGTCGGCGCCAGCAGCACCTAGATCATCAGTGGCAGCAATGTCATTGGCAATAGCGCTCATGTCTGGTCCACCTGTGCCTGTTACCACGCCCAGTGCAGCTTCCAGTTGTTGTTTGGCACCTTGCAGATTTTGCAACAGGCCAGCCAATGCGCCAGTGGCGTCGGTGTTGAATTGCATGGCTTGATCCACGCCAACTTGATTCTTGATACTTTCAACTAGAGCAGGCAGGTCTTTGAATTGCAGCTCAGAAACTTCTTCCACCATGTCTTGCATCTTGTCCACTAGGTCTTGTGCAGCCAATACCACTTGGGCCTGTTGGATTTCAGATTCTTTCAATATGCGATATTCTCTACGCAGGCGACTTTCGGCCATGGCCATGGCAGCACCGGCTACCAGTGCTTTTTCAGCTGGTGAAAGTGTTTGTCCAGATTTACTTTTCTGTAGTGCAGCAGTCACTTTTGGATCTTGAGCAGTCTCAGGCTGGCTGCCAGCAGTTGGTTGTGGTTCAGGATTTTGGATGGTTTGTCCTGGAGCAGCGCCAGTGGTATTGGGCCCGTTGTTGGGTGCTCCGCCGCCGCCGCCGGGCACAACTTCTTCACTCAAGCGACTGACCAGAGCTTGTTCCATCATGACCAATTTCAAATAGTGTGGATTCTGCTCGCTGGTGTGACGTGCAGTGGTACTGCGGTGTTCGCCCAATATGCCACGCACTTTGTTCAACATCACACGAGTTTGATGTGTGTTCAAACGATCAAATTTGATGCGCGAACCAAAATAACTTTCGAATACTTTGGCAATTTGTTTTGATGGCTTAGGAGCCGATAGTTCTTGCAGTTTCATTATGGAATCCTCTAATCTGTAGATATTTAGCCGAATTTATACATTTTTCTAATTCAGCGGTCACTGATGCAAGCATGTCAATCTTGGGTTGCATCTTAGTATTTACTATTTCGTAAAACGATTCGTGGCCGCTGACTTCGGCAGTTTTTCGGCTGCAATAGATGTCTGCTTTGAGCACCTGTTGCCTACGATCCAGTATCATTATGTTGTTGGACAAGTTGTATTGTTGATATTTGTCTGCCACACACCAGCTGAGTGCAATGCGTTTGCTGGAAAAACAATGTATAGGGCTGTGCCAGTCACTGACCAAGAACCCGTCGGCAGTTTGAGTTATGTCGTATTTGCCAAACACAAAATAGTTTGAGCCCGCATCATCACTCACAATGGTGTTGGAGGAACTTTTTTTTAATTCTTTTGTCAGCAAAAGTTCAAACTTTTTTTCATTCATCATAAA